CAACCTTCTCATCGGTGCGGTAAAAGACAATAGCGTACTTGCCGTCAACGCTGCGGCGTGCAGTTTCGGCACTCGTGGTCAATAGCTCGCTGAAATCCAAGTCCTTCAGCTTGTCCACCGGCACAATGAAGAACCGCTGATCGGAGTAATCCTCCACCGGCTTGTATATGCTGGTTTGTAGCGCCTTGTTTACCGTCGCCATTAGTACGTCAGCCTGTATTTAGCCCCGGCCGTTGCCGCCTCCGCTCCGCCGCCTGCAATGTCGCGGATTATCAGTTTGAAGTATGGATATTCGCAGGAATCAAAACACAGCTTGGCAATGCCGCCGCCGTTGACGACCGTATCCGGCGCACCGTCAACCTTGTAAACCGACTTAATCCAACCCTGGTCGGTAATGACAATCGTATCGGCGTAGTAATCCGTTCCGTCGGTCGTTGCCCCAGTAGTCGCTGTTCCGTGAGCAACGTATTCGGCCCAATCAGTCAGCGACGCGTAGCCCCAAACTGTCCAGGCCATCGTCTTATCAGCCGCCGCCGTCCCAAAAAAGATCACCTGCACCAATCCGTTCTGCCGGCCGTTCAGTCCGATCACATATCCGTCGGTATCCGTCAACGCCGGTGCCGTGTCCTGCGTCGTTGCCGTCAACTGCGTATCTTCGCTGGCTGATGCCGCCCGCCAAGTTACATATCCCGCTTTTGGGTCCGCTGCCATTTGTGTGTCCTTTCGTAATCAGGGAACCGGCCGCTTGCCGGCCGCCCGCTTTATGTACTTATTGACAATTCTCTCGAACGCCGAGCGGCCGGTTTCCCAGTCAGCTTATCTTAACTGTACGACGCGATACCAGTCGATATGCAGTATCGGGTCGTTCGTTCCGTCGGTCTGACATACGAATGACGGAGTCATTACGTCAGTTACAGGAATCCCGGTATAAACCACGTTCGTCAACGACACTTCAGCGCCGTCAATGTAGCAGTTTATTCCGGTAATGCCCGTTATCTTGAATCCGGCCCGAATGTACGTCGCTTCGGCAATCGTCGCTACCGCATCGGACAGTTCCGCCGTTGCCTTGCATTCGTAGAAACTCAAAGCCCCGGCCCCGGTCGTTTCAATGCCGAATCCAACGTATTCGGTATTTGCCGAATCCAGATCTCCGCTCGGACTTAAAGTGGTATCGACACCGGCAAGGCCGACAAATATCTGCGCCTTGTCGTATGTATCGACCACCTTGAACCGGCACTCAAACCAAAGGTCTTTGTTGGCCGCCGGTGTAAAGCACGGTCCAAGTTTTTGAACGTTGATGCCCTGGTGCTGCGTTGTCGAGTTGCTGTCCGCTAAAGCATTGCCGCCCACCGTACTGGCAAGCGTGAACGTCCCGGTCGTCGCCTGCGTTGCTGTATAACCGGCAAGCGTAGCCGCATCGACGTTCGTAAAATCTTCTTCGATCATGTAACCGATTTCAGGATTCGACCGAATCGCCAATAATGGACAATCGGCCCATACGCCGGTTTTCCAGGTCGTATCAAGCTGGTCGTCGAAAAAGTTTAAGGCTCCGTTTTTCCAGTATGAGCGAGTCTGGATGTTCGCCATAGTACACCTATCCTTTCGTGTAATGGATTATGCCGTGGCGAGGCCGCCGTCGGACGGCCCCGCCCGGCAAGCAAAGTTTCCGTTACGTTACGCCGTTACCGCGTCGAGCGTATCTTCGTCGTACCTCGGGTCGGCCATCATTATGATGACACCACCCAGGGCCGGGTCGTTCGTCGTTTCGGCGATGTTCAGATAGCAATACTCGTACGTTACGCCACTTACCACCGGCAAGCTGGCGGCCCGCACTCGTATGACGTACATCTGATTGTCGCCGGCAGTCGTCAGCAATGACGAACTCGATGTCCAGGCGGTATTCGTTTCGCCGGCCGATACCCGCTTGTAGTAGAACCCGATCGCAGTCGTGGTGTTCGTCGCCGATGCATCGTCGCACGGAATGACCGTACAGGTCAGCGTACAAGTACCGCCGGTCTGATCGCCGAAATACAGCATAAAGTACGCCGTCTGGTACTTGCTCATGCAGACAATGTCGGAAATCGTCCCGCCGGCCGCGAAGTCGGCCACCGGCAGACCCGCTTGGGTTCCCGCCGTCGGTGCAGCAGCTACAAAATGGAACTGACTCATTATCCTATCCTTTCAGTTTTTCACGTTTTCAATTTTCGTTACGACCGAACCGATGCCCGTAGCCGTTACGACCTTGTCGCCAATGCGACGAACGACGACAGCGTGTTCGAGCCATGCGCCGGCGTCAACGCCGAGGTTTCCCAGGGTTGACCGTCGAACCTGAACACGAAACGGAACGCGGTTTCGTCGTAGTCGAACTTCAGGTGAATTGAAGTGTCGGCCTTGACGCCGCCTTTCGTTGCGAACAGGTATTGACTCCAGTCGCCTAGGATAATGTCCCCGGTCGTTCCGAGCGTCTGGCAATGCTCGGTTTCGTACACCGGCCGGCCCATCAGCGACATTGGAGGTGCGCCAGTGGCACCGCTGGTGTTCGGATTCAGGAATCCAACCGCCGAACCGCCGGTGCCGACCGTTACGCTTAACTCGGCAAGCTGCTGGAAACAGTCAGGGTTGCAAATCCAGATCGCATTTGCCTTGCTACGCGGTTTCAACCTCGACCACATCTTCGTGATGTTTTTCAGTTGAATCGTGGTCGCGGCTTGGCCGGTTTCCTTAGCGACGGATACCAGACACGGCGCAGCCATTACGCCGAGCGGCTGATTGGCCCCGGTGCCGTTGACAAAATCCTCGTCCACCTGGAACTGAATCGCCTGACTGAACATATTACCCAGTAGCGGTCCCAACGTTATCGCCGAGTCCTCGAGCAACTCGTCCGTAACGTAGCACAGTCCGACCAGCTTGTGCATGGTCAGCGTTACATGGTGAAACTGCGGATACGATGCCGTCTTCGCAACGCCTTCGTCCGGCCGGTACAGAACGACGCCGCCAAACGTCGAACCCGACGCATGGGTCGTTTCGTTGACCGCCGGAATCTTGACGCTGTTACTGCCGACAGGAATGTTCCTGGCACGCTTGGCCAGAAGCGAACCTTCCAAGGCGTCCATCAGCAACTGGGCCCTGAACTCGGTCGGCACCAGGAAACCGCCGTCAGCGGATACGGTTTCGGACATGCCGGAAATCTTGTTTTGAACGAACTCGTTCCATTTCCGCAGCCGAGGACTAACGCCTTGCTTTTCCTTCTGCACGTCAACGAGGAACTGGCTGAAGCTGTCATACCCGCCGGTCTTGGCGAACGTTTCCTCTTCGAGAGGCATTCCAGGCCGCCGTTGCCCCTTCATTGCCTCGTCCAGTTCGGCCTTAAGCATCGTTCGCATTTCCTTGCGATTCTGCTCCACTTCGGCCGCAGTCGGAATCGATCGCAGAATGAGCGGTTTGTTCTCGTGCTTGGCTCGGATTTCCTCGGAACTGATCTCACGGCAGACGCCGTCGGCGATCAGCTTGTCCAGGGCCGAGTCCTTTTCGCCGTCGTACCATTGACCGGCCTTGAAAGTCGTATTCCTAACAGGGTCGGTGTAGTCCTTGAAAAACTCCACTACGGTTTTCAATGTAAACTCCTATATGTAAAACTATCACATTTGACCTGCCGCCTGCATTGCTGCCAACTGACCCCGCCCGGTTTCCCGTAGGGTCGCCGCCGGCATACAACACGACAGCCCCGGCCGTTATCGCCCAAGTCTGGCTGCTATTTCATTCCTTGCCATTTCGCCATAATCCGTCGGTTCTTTCTCGATTCGCACTTCCAGGATTGGAAGTTTGTGCGGCGTCAAGTTCAGTGGGTTGAACGGCTGCAAATTGACAGCCTTCGTCTTTACCGATTCGTTCGTTACGACATTTTCCGGCCGCAGATATTCCTCGATTTCCCGCTCAATAATTCCCAAATCATGCTGCACTTCGTCGGACAGAACGATTGATTTCGCCTTGACCGCCTGCGCCAATGCGTCGGGATTTGCCGGCACGGGAACGGCTGAAAACTCCAGTAGTTCCCACTCGTCATATATGCGGTCGGCGTTCGCCCAAGCCGGCGTTTTCTCGACTTCCTTTTCGGACGGTTCGTGCCATTTTTTCGGTATGAAA